CATCAGTTTGCAAACGTAGGAGAAAATTGTATGATAGGTGCAAGTGCCTTTGTAAAGGGAGAAGCAAAAGCTAATACTAAATACGCAGGAGTACCGGCAAGGGAAATCGGCTCAAACATAAGATAATGAAAGTAGCTATTTTATTACTTGCACAAAACAGACACGACTTAACTCAGCGTGTAATTAAGCAAAACTTTTACAATAGCGGTTACAATGCGGACTGCTTCTTAATAGATAATGGCAGCGACACGCACGAAACCTTTAACTACCCGTTTGCAGGTTATGACTTATCAAAAGAAAAACGAGGCATAGCAGCAGGAGTAAACGCAGGACTTAGGCTTACTACTAATTACGATGCAGTTTGTTTATTAGCTAATGACATATTACTGCCTGAGAATTGGTTAGCAAAGTTTGTATTGTTTGCACAAAGAATAGAAAAAACAGGCATAATAGGAATACATTGCGTAGAAGATTTGCCGCCAATAGTAGAAGGGGTACATAAAACACATACACCCTTTGGCGATAACTTTATTACTCGGGAACTTATAGATGCGGTTGGCGGTTACAATACTGAGTATGACCCCTATGGAATGCAAGACAGAGATTATGCAGAACGAGCAACAATATCAGGCTTTACTAATTACTACCTTCCGGATATGAGGTCAGAACACATAGGACACGATGTCGGCAATGGAACAGATTACAGACGAATGAAAGACGAAAGTTTAGGACGGGCGCAAAGCGTATGGGAAAAATACCAAGACATATACCACAACCAAAAGAACATAAGATGCGAATACTTTGTATAACTTCTGCCAACTCAGGCGTAGGACTGCATAGAATAATGATGCCGATAGTACACTTAGAAAAAGAGTACGCACTTATAACCGATGTACTAAATGACGAGTTATTAGAGCAAGGTTGGGACATTGTGTTAATGAATAGAATGCTTAACGAGATAGATGCCAATCAAATGGACACTTGGCGTACTAAGTACGGCTTTAAGTTGGTAGTAGACAATGACGATTACTGGGAACTAAACGAAAGCCATATATTGTATTTAAGATATAAGATTAACAATATACCTAAACTAATTACCGATTACTTAAAGATAGCAGACCTATGCACCTGCACTCACGAAAGGTTAGCAGGAGAGATAAGTCCTTACAATAAGAACGTTCACATCTTACCAAACGCATTACCTTATGGGCAAGAGCAGTTCCAGGATAACAAGACAGAAGATTACAAGGTTAGATTGTTTTGGTCAGGAAGCGGAACGCACGAAAGGGATATTGAAATACTAAGGCAGCCGTTTAAAAGGTTACAAGGTATGAACATAAGAACTGTAATAGCAGGTTACAATGACGGGGAGAAACCTATATGGGATAAAATGATTGATGCCTTTACTTGCGGACTAAAGCTTAACCCTACTATCTACAACTATGCTAAGGTTACGGAATATATGGGTGCTTACACGGATAGCGATATTTCAGTTATTCCATTGGTTGATAACAAGTTTAACGCTATGAAGTCAAATCTAAAGGTATTAGAAACGGCTGCTAAAAAGAACCCTGCTATTGTTAGCTACGTCAATCCTTACTTAGATATGCCCGTGCATTACGTTAAAAGTCAAAAGGATTGGTACAAACATATTAAAGATTTAGTAAGCGATGCAGATATGAGAAAGGAAAGCGGACAGAAGTTGTTTGAGTTCTGCCAAAAGAAGTATAACTTTGACGAGATAAATTTAGACCGAAAGTATATTTATAGTAAACTATGCCAGTAACATTAGCTAATATATTTTATCACACTAAGGTTGACAAGTCTGGCAGATTAAGGTCTGTTGGTACTTATTCTTGTGATAAATGTGGCATAGAATGTACCCAAAGAGCAGACGAAATAAGAAGGAGAGGTGCTTTATGTAAAAAGTGTAAACTAACACAAAATTTTACAAACGAGTTTAGTAATAAAAATTTAGAACTTACTTGTGCAAATGTATTAAAAAGCAAGTTAAATAAGAGATATATAAAAAGGGGCTTAACTTGTACATTATCAGGAGAAGAGATACTTAAATTAGTTAAAGATAAATGCCATTATTGTGGAACAAAACATAGCAATAATATGCAATATAAACAACTTAATTTTAAGTATAACTTTATCTATAATGGTATTGATAGGATAGATAGTTCAAAAGGGTATATTCAAGGGAATGTAGTAACTTGCTGCAGAACTTGTAATGTAGCAAAAATGGATATGGACTATAAAGAATTTATTAACCACATTACAAAAATATATAATCACATAAGAAATGCCAATATATAAATGCGCCTCTAATGGCAAGTACAGAATAGGCTCAGGCGGTTGCGTTTACGATACCGAAGAGAAAGCTAACAAAGTTTGGAAGGCTATTCTTGCAGGTGGCAAGTTCGCAGATAGCTATAATGACTATCCCGAAAGTGCAACTAATAATGCAAAGAGAGCTTTAGAATGGGCAGAAAAAAATGGTTGGGGTTCTTGTGGAGAAGCAACTGGCAAAGCAAGAGCAAGGCAGTTAGCAAATCGTGAGCCGATTAGTAGAGATACGATTGCCCGTATGGCTTCCTTTAAAAGACACCAACAACATAAAGACGTTCCTTATAGTGAAGGTTGTGGTGGGTTAATGTGGGACGCATGGGGTGGGACATCAGGTGTAGAATGGGCAATTAACAAACTAAAAGAAATAGACAATAAATAATTTGCATACTTAAATTTTTATTATTAACTAACGGAAAATTTAATGGGGAAAGTATGCAGAAACACACACAAATTTATTTGCAGGGAATGGGGTATAAAAAAACGGACTTCATTTCTTGCGAAGTGTGTGGCTCACAAGCGGTAGATATACATCATATTGAGGCAAGGGGAATGGGTGGCAGCAAAGACAAAGACACGATTGAAAACCTAATGGGGTTATGTAGGAAGTGCCACATAGAATACGGAGACAAAAAACAATATAAAGAGTTCCTAAAAGACATACACTCAAAGAATTATGGCAAAGATTAAAGAGAACAATAACAAAGTTAGCTTTGGGAAACGCAAAAGAGGTTCTGCAAAGAAGTCCTTTAACAAGCACACGCCCAGAGAAAAAGCATATAGAGGTCAAGGCAGATGAGAAAGTTAAACGCTATATGGCTACTCTTAACCCACAAAGCTTACTTCCTTGCGGTATGTAAGACGGGTAAAAACGGAGATGATATGACCACAATAGGACACTACACCTATGCTATGGCAGAAACTTTAATCAATAAGCATATAGCAGACGTAGATACTTACCTCGACCAAGAAGATGCAATAGACGAAGCAAACGACATAATTAATGGAATACTATGATATTATTATCAAGCCAAGTAGAGAGCATAGCCTCACGCAAAGACAAAACAATCAAACTAACTTTAGCAACCCAAGAACTAAGTCCTAAAGATGCTGCGGATATATTTCAACTTAACCAACAGTTCTGCTACTTAGCAATTAAAGAAGAGCCGTTTAGTAAAGAAGAGCAAGACATAATAGAAAACCTAAAGGCAGACCCAGACACCTTTAAGACACCGAGCCAAAGATTAAGGGGCATCTTATACAAGACATACGAACAAGACAACGAAGGCTACAAAGATTTTAACACATATTACCTTTCCGTAATGGATAGGATATGCCAACACTATAAAAACAAGATAGATGGGTAGACATAAATCAATAGAAACGCCTGAGTTAATGCTTCAATACTTTACCGAGTATTGCGAATATTGTAAAAGCAATCCTATTAGAGTACACGATTTCGTAGGCAAAGACGGAGACGAAGTTTACAGATTAAGAGAGCGACCTTTAACCATTGAAGGCTTTGAAAACTATTGTTACAATCAAGGTATTGTGAGCAATATAGATAGATATTTCGCTAACACAGATAATGCTTACGAGGAATTTCGTAGCATCTGTTCGCGTATTAGGAAAACAATTAGGCAAGACCAAAT